CAACTTCCTCCTCCCAGTGTACCCAACAAAGGTAAGATCCAGAACATCTTACCAAGCATTCCTTTTGACGACACCTTCACGCCACCGTATTCTATTTCACCGCTCATATCGAACTCCTACTTATATTGTAGCTCTATCATTTCATTCATAGTCTGGCTTCCAGAGCCAAAGAATGCAAACGCATTTGGACTGGCTCCTAAGTTACCGTCAGGGATTGACGGCAAGTTAGAAAAGAAACCTTGTATATCTTGTAACTGATTTTGATTTAAAAAGAAATCCTTCGCGTTACCACTGACAACTTGCATGATAATAAGTGTCTTCTGTTGCGAAGTATCATCGTAGTAACTTGACTTGGACTTCATCTTCTTCACGATCTTACTAGCCGCCTTTTGCTTATCAGCCTTCTTCTGTTCTTTAGTCTTTACTTTCTTCTCAGGCTCTTTCTTTGCCACGACTATTTTTTCTTTTTCTGGCTCTGGCTCAACTTCTTTTTTTATCTCAGGTTCAACTTCTTTTTCTGCGACCACTACTTCTTCTTTCTCTGGCTCTGGCTCGACTTCTTTTTCCGCAACGACCACTTCTTCTTTCTCTGGCTCAACTTCTACCATCTCGCCCTCTTCTGCTTTTTCAATTACAGGTACTACTTCTGGCTCTGGTTCTGGTTCTACTGGTGCTGGTGGAGGTGAAGAATCTATTTCCATCTGTGACTCTATCTCAGCCTCTATATTTGTTTCCACTGTTGCTACATTGGTATCTATCTCTGGTACATCAAAGGTAGGAATTTCCACCTCAAATTGTGGTATCTCATCAAAGCCAACCATCGCATCAATTTCCGCCTCAACAGTATCCATGTCTGAGTAGTCTTCGTTCTCTTCGTTTGGAGTAATTTCTATAAAACCTTCATCGGTCTCTTCAAAGTCATTGTTATCAATTAGATCCTCTACTAATTCTAACTCGGTATCTCCACCGATATTAAGACTGACCCACTGCTCGACAGTTGTAATAGAGTTCGTAATAACCTGACTAATAACATTATAGATTGTATTGATACTAACATCATCAAATACTGGGCCGATTGCTAGGTTAATATCTCGGCCTCCAATTTCCACGATAAGTGATGTGAGATTACCGCCAAAATCAAAACCACCAGAGTAGGAGGCATATCCTGTGTCTACGCCTGCCGCAGATAAAATATCCGTACCAGCAAACTTAACTGAAGATCCATCTTTGCCTGTAATGTGCATGTATATGGAGTCAGCCGCGTCCTGTTTATCTACCTTAATAGTGTACGTTGTCTTGCCTCCATTACTAATATTTAAGTCTGATATATCAATAGTCTGTATAAACGTAGTACCCATACCGCTAACGCCCATCGTAGATGTGCTATTACCAGAGCCTGTTATCTGAGCGCACTTATCTGCACCTAAATCACCACAAGTAGAACCAGAGGATATATTAGCTGGGCCTTGTCCTCCCCAATCAGAATCCATATCGCCTTCTTTAGTAGAAGTTACAAAATCATTATCACCATCAAGAATATCTCCTGAGTCAGTGTTAACAACAGTGTCTACCGTTGTTTCTGTGTTCGTTGTTGTTATCGTTGTAATTCCATCGCCCTCAGAGTAACTCTCCTCGGTTACTGTCTCGGTAATGGTATAAGATATGTCTGGAGTACATAGGCCGACTACATCTGTGGCACAGTTTATATCTGCCTTAGAGGATGAGCAGAATAGTAACAATGCTAAGAAGCAGGCCACCCTTCTTAGTGGTTGATGTCTCATCCTTGGTTACTTTCTTTTCTTTTAGCTTTTTCTTTTTAACTTTATTCGCTGCTTTTTTCTTTTCTGCTTTTGCTAATTTTTCCTGCTCAATCATCTTTTTAAAGTGACTGCCTTCGGGTATCATTCCAGAGTTCTTTATCCACATCACCTTGGCTTCTTCTCCGATCAAGCCTTGATCTAATAAAGAACCGAATGGACAGGTCGTTCCTGCCCTCCACATAGCGTCAAACACACGGCCTGAAGGGTCGCCACACAAGACCGACACAGAAGCCACTCTTAAACCGCTTTGCCCTAGGACACGAGCTAGTTTAATGCGCTCACAATTCAAATCAATAATAGCCTTACCTCTGGCAATGCCGAGGATCTGGGATTGTATTGCTATGGAGTTAGCCGTACCACAAGAATCATTCTGATTGATGTTTATTCCTGGCGCATTTGCAGTCCCCACCGATTTATCTATGACAGTCGAGGAAACCGTGTTACTATCTGCGGCTTGTGTTATAGCCGCAAAAAACAAATAACCAACCATAATGAAGGCTATAAGAAAGCATATTAAAACAGTTCTTTTCTTAACTCTCATCTATCGCCCCCCACGAACAAAAATTATCTAATGGAAAAACCTTGCAACTTAACGTGCTACATCCCGATAGGAGGATGCACAGAAGCAAAACACTAAATAATCTTCCCCACATAGTTAAAATACTCCTAAGAACCTTTGCGGCTTAGATATAGGACTAAACCTAGAGTTAACCATGCCACCACGGGCCATACCTTTTTTAGACAAAGCAATAGCTACAGCTTGTTTCTGAGGATAGCCCTCAGACTTTAACTTGCTGATGTTCGAACTAACAACCTTCTTAGACTTTCCCTTTTTAAGTGGCATTGGTCTATCTCCTGTTTCTCGCTTCCATCGCCTCTCGTTGAACCTCAATACGTTCTCTGTTTACTTCGGTTCGGTCCTCTGCAATCTCTTCTTGGACCTCAAGACGTGCCGCATCCGTAGCAGATCGTTGCTCCATCTTAGCGGCTTCCATAAGTAATCGAGCTTTGTCTATTTCATTATCTTTCTCAACATCGTCTCGTTTTATTTGCAGCTCTTGCATTCTGATTTGAACCAGAGGGTCAGCCATCGGATCATTGGGTGGTGGGATCAACTCTGATATGATTTCTCCCATCATCTTAGCCGATATCTCTGCAACGTAATTAGCCAAAGCGGATGGATCGTTAAGACCAGCTTGTATGTCAGCAATCTCCTGTTGCGCCTGTTCAGGACTAATACCTCCCGATTGAGCCAATAGCTGCACTTGTTGCATAATTTCTTGCGCCTCCTGTATAGCTTGGTTCGTAGCTTTAAAGTTTAAATGCTCTTGGAGGTGTGCGTAGAATGTTCCCATTATCTGTGGAGAAGTCTGCACAAGTGGTGTTTTCATAAAGATCATATGCGCCATGATATGTGCATCATGGTTCTGATCTGGGAAAGCCTGAAGCAATTGTCCTGACAACGCCCTCGCGTTCTCTATCGCTGGATCCATTGGTTGAGGCTCTGGTATCGGAGGTAAGATCTCGTCTATGTTCTGAACTTCTAACGCCTGATACATCCTTTGATACGATGCGTACATATTATGCATCTCTGGATTGGATTGCGCTAGTTGTAGCTGACTTTGAGCTAATGCTACCCGTTGTGCCATAGAAAATATGTTAGGATCTGACACGGGAATTATATCCACACGTCCATCAAAGTCCTGTTGTTTTATTTCAGGACTCGCTCCAGCAACTTGGTACGGATAGAACGGAGGTAGGTTCTCTGCAACAATCCGAGCTAGTATTCTAAACTCATTCTTTTGTCCGTAATGCAGTCTCTTGTGTATCGCCGACATCACCTTCATGCCACGTTCCAGCATAGCAACAGTCGTGCCTACTGGTGTTTCGCCACTCATGTTGTTGACTTGCTCATCAGCAACAGAGATAAATCTCCGTCCACCTTCAATCAAAGCCGCCAGCAATTGAGCCAACGTTGCAGATGGTTCTTTATACGGAAGCGGTGTAATCGCACTCCTTATATCGCCACCAGGTACATCTATATCCCGCCATTCACCCGGTTGTAACGGGTCATCCGAATTACGAACCCTTACACCTCTAGCCTTGAATCCCGCTGGCAAATTAGCCAACGTCCCAGCGTCAATTAGCTGACGTAGGATGCTAGTAGCAGCACGTCCAAGACCCCCAATCATGTGAGTTAAACCAAAACCGTAAAAGCCTAACCCAGGCATGAATTTATAATGTACAAAATATTGAATCGTTTGTTTTAAAGGATCGTTCTCTGCATAGTTCTTGCGAATAGATAATACATCACCCTTACTTCTATCTATCGTTACGATGTATGGAAGTTTTATCCCCGTGAGCTCTCCTTGCTCGTCCTTGTCTTCAAAACCCTCTATCTCCATAACAGAGTGTATTTCTAAAATGTTTCTCAGTTCGTCCTTATATGTTCTTGAAATCCCTTGAAGCTCATCTACCTTTTGTTCAACAGTGTCTTCCTCAGTATCACCAGGGTCTCCTAACTCAATGTCTCGATATATGCCACTAACTTGAAGTTTCCTAACTTCATTGTCTGTCATCTTTAAAACATGGGATATCCGTGGTGCGGTGACCAAATCAGTAGCAGTGTATGGAACCACTACATCTTGCGCTGCAACAAACTTAGATACAGGACGACCTTTGGCCTCGTCATAGTAAACTTTCTTAAACGTAGAACCTGATAACGGTAAATAAAACAACATCTGATCCATGTCTGGATCAAACTCTTCCATCTTCTCCATAATCAAATAATTCATAAAGTTCTTGACACGAGTAGCTTGACCCTCGGTCTCTGGATTTGCAACACCAAGGACTTTCGTCTTAACAGGACCACCAGAAGGCAATAATTCCTTATACGCTTGTGCTTGGAACTGAGTTACTGACTCAGCGATTAACGGATGTGTTACTCCAGACGCTCCTTCAAACGGAACAGAACGATCAGTGCTCCCAACACCCAATAGATCTAAACCTTTAGTATATGTTTCTTCCCAAGCATCTCTTGATTGTAAATCATCTTCGAACGATGCCCTAAGATCCATAGAGATATCTGTAAGAACCTCTTCGTCTAAATACTCGGCTAGATTAGAGTCATGCTCAATCATATCGTTTATGTCCATGCCCGTTGCTTCTGCAATGGCTTGAACTATAGCACCACCTTCTCCGTCCGGGATAACTTCTGCCCCACCTTCAAACTCTTCCGGTGCCATTACTTCAACTTGTTGTCCCAACATTTCTTCTTGTGGTCCACCTTGCATAAGGCCTGAATCTACAATTGATCCCATT